TTCTAGTAAAGTAGCAACAACCTGACGCTTGTGTGGATCTTTGATTTCAGGGAGATCCCCATGTTCAAGAACTGGCTGCCATTTTTTTACTAGCTCTTCTGTTATATAAGACATTTATTGTCCTCCCTTTTTAAGTTAAGTTTTGAAGTCAGCCTTCATTTATATTATATAATGTAAACTATTTCTTGATTGTTCTAGAAATAGCATTAACGTATCCTGCCATAGATCCTTTAGGTTGTTTAATTTCCTCATCTAGTGGCTCTTCAGTATCACCTATTGGGCTAGTTACATCTTTTTGAGTTTCCTCAACGAAATAACTCTCCTTAATAGTTTCTAATTTTTTCTGATAAGTTTCCTTATCGGAAAATTCTATACCTTCAGCTAAAGTTTTAAACTTATCCTTTTGAGTTTCAGTTAAACCTTCGCTTACAGATGAAACCATTTTTTCTCTTGAATTTTCATCAAGGTCTTTTTTGATTTCAACATTTCTTTCAATTTCTGCATTAAGTTGAGATTGTAGCTCTTCGTTTTTAGCTGCAAGCTCTTCTACTACATCAACTTTCTCTTCTGGAATATCAATGTAATGCTCTTCGAATAGACCTTTCAGACCTTTCATAAAGTCTTCAGTAAGTTCAGCTTTTAGGCCTTGTTCAATAGCTAATTGATTTTCTTCAGACCATTGTTCTACTACGTAGTCCATATAACTGTCTAGTTTTTCAGCCATTTCTTCTTTAATAGCTTTTACATCTTCTTCATATGAAGATTGAACAGTTGTGTTGTAGATATCAATATGCTCATTAATTTTTGTTACCACAGCAGTTTCAAAAATAGTAGCTGCTTTGTCTTTGAATTCCTCTGATAAATCTTCATTACCAAATAAGGCTTTAACATCATCTTTGATGTCAATGTCTTGAGGAGTTACTCTATATTCTTGATTTTCAGACTCTTCACCCATTGGTTTTTTCATAGCATTCATGTCTTTCATAGCATTCATATCTTTAGGATGCTTCATACTCATCATATTTCCATACATAGAGTTAATCGCAGATTTGTTCATACGAGACATTTTTTTAACCATGGCATTAATCATACCCATTTTTGTTCCAACCTCTTTAGGTTTCTCCATTTTAGAAGAACCTTGTTTAGGTGGAGTTTTATCTCCTTGATCTTTACTTGGACCAGGAGCGGTTGCAGTTTTAGATGTTGGCTCAGGAACTTCTGAAGGATCACCCATAGACGCTTTGAACTCATCAATCTGAGTTGAATCTTCTTTAGCTTCTGGAGCTTGAACTTCTTCTAATTCCTGATCTTTTGTTTTAAGATCTTGTTCAGACATTATTTTCTCCTTAATTTAGTCTAATTTACTAATTATTTATAATATTATAGCTTTGAGATGAAATCACTAAACACTTGCATTTTAGCTTCTTCAAGGTTCTCTCTTGAAGTAGTACTAATTTGTTTTTCGTATTGAGCAATCTGTGCTTCTCTCAAAACTCCGTTATCCCAAATCCATTCTTTACCTTCCATAATACCTTCCACGAAAGCATCAGGAGCAGAAGGATCAGCAACAATATCAGCAGCAGTAGCTAAATGATAGTCTTTTTGTACTACCTGACTTCCACCGTTGTTTTGTTTTAATGAACCCATGCCTCTTGAACTTACTCCAATACTAGCACCTTCATCCATCAAATTCTTTACTATTTTACCATATGGTGTATCCATAATCTTAGCTTCGCCAATAAAATTATTTCCATCTTGATATAAGTCTGTAATCATGTGACTTACTCTTTCAAGATTTATTGTAGGACCACTTGGATGTCCTAACTCACCATATGCTCTATTCTTATCAATATAATTCTTTTTATACTTGTCTACTTGCTCAGATAAAACTTGAACAGGGTAGATTCTATTATTTCTATTCTTAATTTCACCCTGCATGAAGACACCTCTAATTTTATAATTCTTAGTACCGTCTTCTTTTGCTTCAGCAATAAATTCTAAACTATCTTCTACTACTTCGCATATTAGTTTCATCTTTACTCCTTTTTAGCTATTGCAAATGCTCTTACATCAGTACCAGCTGTTTGCTTAATAGTGTCTGTTGGTTTTTTATTAATAACAACATATTCACCACCTTTTAAATAAATTTCTGCTTGAGATGTAGTTGTAAAGGTTCCATATTTACCTCCACCAGTTGCAGCATTTTCTGTATTAGCAATAACTATTGTTCTATCTGTAGTTCCTGTTGTTACAACTACAACTGATGTTCCTTTGTGTACATCATTAGCTGCAGTAGATAAAGAAACAACATTTGAAATTGGTCTAAATGTATTTGCCATTATTTTGCCATCCTTTTAGCGAAGTCTAACATATTCATAAATCCAGCAACACCATTTTCCATTTTTGAAACCATTGAACCAGCATTTCTAGATGTTAATTTTTTTAGAACTTCCATTATATCTTTTGCATCATTAGGTTCAACAGTCATTGTATCTTTATCATTGAAACTAACGGCACCTGGTTTATTTTTCTTAGTTATTTCTTGTAATCTTTTAAGAAGTTTTGATTTTCTAATTAAACTGTTAATGTTTTCATCTATAAACTCAACTTCTTCTTTAATCTTCTTCATTGGATCGCTTTGAGACTTATCAGCTTTCCTTTTACTACTTCCAGTTCCTCTTAATTCTTTAAAAGTTTTCTTAGCTTTAACAACATTTTTTTCTCCTGGTGAACCTTCATATCCTTTGTGGTCCCCAGAATGCTTCGTACCGCCTTTAAATTGATCTTCTGGTGCAACTGGATGATTTTTTGTATCTTTAGTATGTTTTCCAGCAAAGTCTTCTTCACCTTTTGATCTTGGCTTGTATGTTGTAGCCTCGTCATCATCATCCTGTTTATTCATTACAGTATAATCTGCAGCGGGACTATTTTCGTAAAGTTGTTTAAACTTCTTCATCTTCCTTTTTCTCCTGATCTGTTTCGTTATCATCTACTTCAACATCAGCAGTAACTTCTTCCTCTTCCTCAGCTTCTTGAGGTTTTAGAAAAGTTTGAGCAACATCTAGCTTTTTAACATCAAGGTAATCTTTTACCTTTGTTCCCAGCATATCGTTTACTGCATCTCTGAACTTATTTGTATCCCCGGCTGCTAAAGCATTTACAGCATCACTCGCAGTTGTTTGTTTCATTGGTTCCACAGGATCTGTAGTTGGAACATCTATTGCATTATCTTGAGGCATATTTTCTCCTTTTTAATCTATTTATAAAAAAACTATTGTTATCTTGCTGTTAACGGTGATTTGCTTCCGGATCCTAAAAATGGATTTTCAGCCCATGCGGCTACAAAAGTTAGAACACCACTATAATTATAACCATACCCTGATTCTTGTCTTACTTTAAAACCACTAGCACAGATATCTATTCCCCTACCTGAATTGGTACTTTGAACAGCAGTTGTAAATACAAGTCTTTCATCTGCAGGATTTTTTGGACTTCTTGCAATATCATAAACATACCAGTTTGCAGTATTGTTAGATTTTAACCAAATTAAAGATGGTTTAAAGTCAAGGTGTATATATGGTCCATCTGTTGTAGCATCACCAATGTAGCTTCCAAAATAAGAAAAGCCTGGTACACTATGCCAACAGTATGCAATTATATTATCAGAACCCCATCCATGTGAAGTAAATACTTTATTTGTAGGTGGTGAACCATTACTTTGAGTTGCCCAAGATGTATTAGTATCTAGTTTATTATAATGATAACTACCTATAGTGTACTGTGTAGTATAACACCACCAATTACTACCTCCATTATCTCTTCTTCTTTGAATAACAAACTCTGGAGCTTGAGATAACCCATGCTCTACAGCTGTTTGACCTCCGTTCCCTTGAAACTTAACAATACTAAATCCTGCATCTTGATTTGTTTGAAAGGTACACGATAATGCTGAACCAGAACCATCAGTGTTAGCTCCTTGTACTCCGTTGTTAGCAACCCAGTTCCATGCCACTACAGAACTACTAACTTTATTTACAGAAGTATTATCTTCAACTTCAAAGCCACCCTTTAAAAATTTTTGTAAGGAGTCTCCAATAAATGTTTCGGCTCCAGATGTTGAGGGTAACAAATAATATTTAGCTCCTCTAGTACTATCATACGATTGCCAATTTACAGCTTGATCAAAATCTTTTATAAAAACAAAATCAGGTATTCCTCTAACATTTTCAGGTAAGTTGTCTTGTTGCCATGCTGAAAAACCAGTTGGAGGTGTATATGAAAAGGTTCTTTGTCCAGCGTTCATTATAAATGTATGTGATGCACCACCAAGACCTGTAGATAGTGACCAAACACCCATTTTCCAATTTGAGTTTTTTGTATCTATGTTAGTTAATAAAGGGTTTGCACCTGTTGACGGATTACCACTATTTAACCAAGTATTATTTTTACCTATCCACAACTTTTCACCATCTCTTGCAAATTGAATTATATCACCAGAAGTAAACGTAGTAAGTTGTGAACTTACAGAATCTCCATCCCAAAGTTTACCATCAGCAGAACCACCATTCCTAATTGCTAACCACCTCATATCTATTGTGCTAGCACCTGCAGTTAGACTAACCGTATCTTTAAATAAACCTACATATCTAGGTGAATCATTAATTGCATCAGCTTCAACCTCCCAATATATTTTACCTGAATTAGGAACATTCATACCACTCAAACACATTCTACCAGCACCAGTTGATGGTGTTCCTACAATTTTTAAATTACCTTCACTTAAAGTCCAATCCCCACCATTTCTTCCTGGATCAAATGTAGCATGATTTTGGGTAGGACTGTCGGTAGTCTGGTCTGTAGTAGCTAAATTTGTAGCTGTAAAATCATTTGTATTTCCACTTGTATCATCTCCAAACGCTGAGTTTGTTCCAAACTCTAATCTGAACCCATTTGTACCATATGTAATACCACTTAATGTCTTAGGGATCCATCTTCCAGTTGAAGTATCTGTAATACCAAATGTATCTGGACCATAGCTTTGACCATCAGTAAAATTTACTTCTGCCAAATAACCATCCAAATATCTTGAATTATTATAATTATATCTACCAATGACCATTGGTCTAGATGTCTGACTAGTTCCAAACTCTGCATTCAAAGCAGGATAATTTGTTGTTTGCAATGTTTGTTCAGTTCCATCTACATAAATTTTTGATCTGTCGCTATCAGTTGATTGGGTAGTGTCCATTCTCACAACGATATGATACCATTTTGATGTATCTTCGAAAGTTGAATTTGTTCGAATACTTAAATCTAAACTACTACCACTATCATTACCTTGTACATATATGGTACCGTCACTATAATGCATTATATAAAATAAACTTGCAGCATTTCCACTTGCAGAATTACCAAACAAATCTTTTGATGCACCTAATTTCGAAGGTTTAAACCAACAACTAAATGTAAATATTTTAGCATTACCATTTGAACTCGGTGTTCTACTGAGATATTCACTATTCCCACTATCAAACAAACAACTCTTAGCTATAGTACCATTATCAGTATATGGTACAAATTTACCTACACGTTGTCCAGTACCATTACCTTCATAAACTATAGGAAAACAATGTAGTTGTCCATTTGTAACTGTTGGTATTGCCATTACACTAATCCTGTTATTATGTTTCTAGTACAAATTGCTAAAGCACCTGTTGGTGGTTGTTTTTTAAAGTTTCCTAATCCGTTTGCATCTGTGTGTGTATTTCCAGCAAGTTGTCCACCAAATGTACTATCTTGTCCAAAATTAACTCTAGCTACAAAATTAGCTGTATATCCAGTTTGTAAAGGAGCAACACCTTGTTCTGATCCAACTGTGTTTGTACTAATAAATGGTAACCATCCTGAATATGTAGAAGCTATAGATACAGCTGAACCTATAGTTGATCCATCTTCGTAGAACTGTACTGTATAATTATCTAAATCTATCATTATTCCTGTAACTTCATTAGTAGTAGGAGTGCCTCCAAGAAGTTCAACTGAAGGACCGTCTTTAAATATACGATTACCCCATCTCCCTACAGTGGATCCTCCACTATTAGGAACATTTGTTGGTGTATGTTTGCGATTAGTAACATTTTGAGTTTTGAATCCAGCATATCCACCATATATGTTTGCAGCAATGACTATTTGTTCCCAGTACCATTTACCAGAATTAGGTACCATTAAAGTTCCAGAACCTCCATCATTATATTGATTACTATAATAATTGTGTCCAAGACCACCATTAAAAATACCTATACTTGGTGTTTTATTAACTGTACTAAGAACACACCAATTGTTAGTTGGTGAGTCAGGCATTTGATCATGAGCTGCAAGTCCACTAGTTGTAAAATCATTATTGTTTCCACTTGAATCATTTCCTAAATCAGAAGAGTCTTCCCCTTTTATACTAAATCCATTAGTACCATAACTTCCATCATACTCTTTAGGGATCCAAATATTAGAACTGTTGAATTCTCCAAAGTATTCCGGACCATATGCATAGCCATCTAAAAAATAAATTTCAGCTAGGTAACCATCTAAGTATTGATTAGAACTTCCTCGTTGGATAGCCCCTATTTCATGAGATAAATTATTATTCCATTGACCTTCATAATTTAAAGATGGGTAAGTTTCAACATCAAAATTAGTTATTCTTTGACCATTAATATACATTCGAAGCCTTTCAGCTGATATTGCATTTGTAGTATCCATTGAAAAAACTAAATGGTACCAAGCTGATGGATCCATTAAAAGTTGTGTTGACTGCAATCTCCAATTGGTTGCTCCATTTGTATAATCAAAAATATCTAATTCATTTTGTGGGTTAAACCTTATAACCCCATAAGTTCCAGAACCACTATTACTTGTTTGCGGTCCAAAAATATTTTGATTAGTACTTAAATTACTTCTTTTTACCCAGCAACTAAATGTGAGTGTTCTACGATTACTTGCAGTGAAGGTCCTTGACATGTATGCAGTATCATCATCATTAAATCTTATAGATTTTTCAACCTCATAAACATCTTCACCTTGATTAGCAGATGCTCCAAATCTAAATGAATGGTCCTTAAAAACAGGCATAAATTATCCCATATTCAATGTAGCTACAGCATGGATTGCATTAGCTGCAACTACGTAGTAATCAATACGATCCTCTGCACTTGCTGTTGTGGTTAATGTTGGAGCAGTTCCTCCTGGAAACTCCCATGAACTAGCATAGCTAAGTGTTCTGGATCCAGTACCATCTTGTTTGACTACAATTGTTCCTGCCTGTCCAACTGTTGGATTAGATGGTAAGTTTAGATGTGTATTAATACCTAGTGTTAAATTAAACATATTAGCATTTGCAAAATTAAGCTGTACATT